TGCATAAGACACACTGGGGCGATTGCATAGAGTTTAATCGACGTTTAGATAAAACTCGTGGGCAAGACTTTCTTGCAGCTAATCCAAAGTTTAGACCGTATGTTTAAAGTAGAAAGTCGTTGGGGACATCATACTAGTATTCATGTTGAGTGGAATATTGGTAAACGCTGTAATTTAGATTGTGCATATTGCCCTGCAGAAATACACGATAACTTTAGTCCACACACTGACTTAGACGTTATGATTAATACTATTTACGAATTAGAAAAATTTAACAAACCTATACGTCTAAGTTTAACAGGCGGCGAGCCCACGGTGCATCCTAAGATTAATGATATACTAAGTTGCGCACGTAGACGTTTAGACTGGATTAGTGTTACAACCAACGGATTGCGTTCTAGTGATTGGTATATTAGACAGCCTGTAAATCAATGGGTGTTCAGTTTGCATTTTGATAACGAGCATGCACAACGTGCCGCTGAAAATGTTGTTAAGTATGCACAACTTCTAGAGATGGAAGGAATGGCTACATTATTCCAAGTTAATCTAATGGCACATCATAAGTATATGGACAATGTTCGTGCTGCGGCAAATTTATTAGAAGGCCATAACATTCCTTATGTGTGTAGACGTATAAGATGGACGGAAGCAGATGACCGTGATTGGTTTGATGATATGAAGTATAAAGAAAAAGATTTAGAATGGATTCTAAGCAAAACTTCTACTGTAAAAGCTAATTGTGTTATAGACGAAAAAGATATGATGCATGCTAATGATATTATTAAACATAAACTAAATCAATTCGAAGGCTGGAGTTGTGCTGCTGGGCTTGAAAGTTTAATGATCAACTGGGACGGTGAAGTCTATCGTGCTACGTGCAGAGTAGGCGGTAGTTTAGGTAATATTTACAATGGCACATTTGAATCACCTAAACAAGAAATTATATGCACACGTAAATTTTGTACTTGTGTTGCAGATATTCCTCTCACAAAGGTATCAGTAAAGTGAAAATTGCATTTTGTATTATAGATGATATCGATTCTTATGCTAACGAAGAAATCCAAACCACTATCAACAACATTTGCGACTTTACAATATCAAATCTACAAACTAAAGGTTATGATGTATTTGTAAATAAAAACACAGACAATGTATTGAAAGAAGTTTGTCAATATGATTATGCAGTTGTAATGAGTCCGGGTACAGAATATATCAACGGCAGTGCGTTCTTTACAGCACTAGAAGAACTTGTAACCAAAGACTTTTTTATAGCAGGGCATGTGTTAGATAGAACAATGTATGATGCTTACTACGAACTACATCATCAATGCTATGTAGTTAATATGGAGTATTACAAGCGTCTACAGTGCCCTACAGTAGGTGTTCTTGAAAAACATGTGTCACATACTCAGACAGAACCTATCCGTAGTTTAGAAAACTGGCATGACGATTACACACCCAAATCTGTAACAACAGGAACACGTAAGGTGGGTTATGCAAATCGGTGTCATGGATGGAACGTTTTACGACTGGCATTTGAAAATAATTTTCCAGTTATTGTATTCAACGAGTCTATTAGAAATAATAAAAAACATTATTATCCAGAAAGCGAACAAGACTATTATATACATGCAGAATATATAGAACATAAGTTTAATTACTGCAAGGAAGAATATGTACATATCGATAATACCGAATGGACTACTGGTATCAATGAAACATACCAACAGCTGGTGCTACCAGCAAGCGGAACATTATATCTAGACTTAGTTGACCAGGGCCGTGTGATATTTTACGACTACAACCAACGTGCATTAGATTACTGGCAGGAGAATTGTCCTCGCAAAGACGGTGTTGAATATGTATTCGTATACACAGACTTACTCAACGAGTTATCTATTGTAGACCATATTGATCCTAATCTAAAGACACTTGTTAACCTATCAAATATTTTTTGCTACGAAGGTACTGCTGCAAAATATTCTTTAAAGCACAGATTGCTAGCACAGGAAAATTTAGTAAGTGTGTTGAAAAGAGAAATTAAAAATATTAGAATTAATTTTTCTCTTAAGGCAAATGCAGGACATTCATAACAAGTGTGCTAATTCAGGAAATACTTTAGCTGCGTCTAGTTTGCGTATTGCATCCAGTTTGTTTACATATTCTTTAAATCCAGATAATAAATGACTGTTGTCTTTTGAATCCATGTGCTTTAGTAATCCTTCCCATTGACGCCAACCTTTAGGATTATGTATCCAAAATTCGTCGTCTTGTGTAAAGTTATTCCAAAGCCAATCTTTAAGTTCTCCAAATCTTTCACGCACTTCTTGCTTGTCTGCTTCTGGTAATATTGTAATATTAAGAAATGTTGGAATATGTACAAGGTGCGCATTTACCAAGCCGCCTCCCATTATGTTTCCATCAATAAGTCCTACATTTACTTTTTTGAAATTACTGTTTACTTTCCATTTAATAAAATTTGGAATAGTTTTTATATTAAAAATCTGCACAGCAGTTGCTATACTAATGTGTATATTATCTGGTGTGTCATCTAATAGTCTTAGTGTGCTTTCAACTTCGGTAAACTTAGTTGGATATCGAATGTATTCATCACGTTCTTGATAGGAATCAATACTAATAGCAAACTTAACTTTTTTAAACTTACTCCAAAGTTCAATTAGTTCTTTGTCAACAAGTATTCCATTTGAATTGTAACGTAATAATATATTCTGCTCGTAACCCTGTCTAACAATTTCTTCCAAGAACGTTTTGTGTTCTTTGATCATTAGTGGCTCGCCGCCAGCAAAATATACTTGTTTTAAATTTGGAACTTGTGCATAAAGCTCATCCCAAAATTCTTTGCGTTCGTGCCATTTGTTGTTAAACTGTTTTTTGTCCCAGGTTAGCTGTTGTTTTACAGATTCGTCTTCTAACTGCGGAACAAGTTTCTTCCAGTCTGCTACCCATTTGCTCGAATCATGCGGACTACACATTACACACTTAATATTACAAGTGTGTCCTAATCTTAAATCTAAATATTGTAACTGTTCAGGAACTGTGCCATCTTCTTGAGTTTGGGAAATAAGTTCTTCAACATCAACTCCTTCGTCATTTAACCAAGTAGCAGATTCCCATATGCGCTTACTAACGATACCTTGTGATTCTTCATCAAAACAACCTGTACAACTTGCTGGTATTTCTCCAGCAAGCATAGTATTACGAACATTTTTCATAAAGTCACTGTTCCATGCTTCCATAGGAGTTACTTTACCAAAGTTAGCATGACTACCGTCTTTGTTTTTAATTAACCCAACTGTGTGGTTGTCCCCGGCGCCACTGGCGTTAGCAGTACAGCATAAGCGCATATCACCGTTAGGACGGGTTGCTAAATGTATCCAAGGTAATACACAAAATGTACAACTCGATTTAGACTCCAATTGTCTTTGGAACTTGCCAAGTCTTGTATCTTCTTTTGCATACCAATATTTAGACATTTTTCTTTTTTCCGATAATCATATAACGTTCATATTTAGGTGTTTCTAATGTTTTTCGCAGATAAGAATTAATGTTGCTCATGCGCACAAAGTCATCTAAGTCTGTGCTGCATCTAATATGTTCGTCTAATTCAAAATAGTTATTACTTTGTAATACAAATGTAGCAGTATCTGGTTGATTGTTTAACCATTGGTCGTATTGTTGTTGTGAAATGTGCTCACAACTAGTGTTTATAACTACATCAGCATTAGTAGTGTATTCACACATATCTGCTGTTACAGCACTAAACTTGCCTTCCATTTCATAACGCTTGTTTACTGTGTTTGCTATATCTTCGCACACAGGGTCTATGTCCACGCTTGTAATGCGTCTTACAGCTATGTTAGAGTTAAAGAGTATACTTGCCAGCACTCCGTTCCATCCGCCATATATAACAATATTTAACGGTCTAACAGGTACAAATCCAGTTAATTGTTCAGTTAGCCATACTTTGCTATTTACTTGGCCTTTCCAAAAACTTTCAAGTGTGCGATAGCGATCATCACTGTTACGGATAGCGTCCATCCAAAATAATACGTCTTGTATGTTAACTTTCATAGCAGACTCTCTACAGTTTTTCTTAATCCAACTATTAACGGTGTATAATCTGTAAACTCTGTTAAGGATCTAACAAGAGTCGTATTCGGACAACGGCGTTTTGCACTACCAACAGGACTAGGACGTATTTCAAGTTTGTCAGGATTGATATTCATAATACCCATTATTAGTTTTGCTACTACGCTAATTTTAATTTCTTCCTGGATGCCAACATTTACAGTCAAGTTACTATGATTGCGTACTAACTCATCTGTCATTTTTACAGCATCGTCAATATAGCAAAAACTACGTGTGTCGTTACCGTTAATGTAATACTCACCTTGCTTGCAACGTTCTACAAACTCATTTATAAAGTGATCTACTTGTCCTGGACCGTATACGTTAAAGTAACGTATGATGAGATACTCAAGTCCACTATTAGCAACTAGGTTTTCGCCTAGTGCCTTTGGTATACTATAACTCCAACGTGGATTGGTAATTCTC